GCAGGTCATGCGCAAGAAAATGGCGGAGTCTGACAAGAAAGTTGAGCCAGCTGATATGCCACCGGATCGGGAAATTGAAAAGCGTACACAGGCCCAGGAAACCCTCAACCGATGGCCCAACAAGACTTACAAGGAGGCTGTGAAGAATGAAGCCCGATTGAATCCACATTATCCTATAACGCTGCAAAATCATAGGATTTATCGGATACGCAATGCTGCTTCAGAGGGATCCTGTTTTCTTTTGGCCGACAAAGTTGTTACATCCAAGCATTGTATTATTGACAGAACGAAAGATGTGTACTTATGCACTTCTGCAGCAGTGTACAAACTGCCTGTTGATTCATATGGATGTGATATTGAGAGTGATGTTGCATGGTTCAGCGCTTTCCATATTCTGCCTGATGGGAAAAAACAATCTCTCACGGATCCAGCAGGTCCCGCTCTCAAACCTTTCACTTTCAGCAAGAACACCAACCCTGACTTATGTCATCTTTACTGCTGGTTTTCTACTCGTGAAATGCAAGCACAAAATGATACCGTCAATGCTGACGGTTCACCTGTCAAACAGAGGGGGGAGTTCCGTTTCACTCCTGCGACTTATGTTGGCAAGGAGAACAATTACTTGTACTTCACAGAGTCTTCGACTGATATTGGCTGGTCCGGTACACCAGTTATTGACAATGCAACAGGTCATGTTGTTGGTGTGCATGCTGGCTCAGCGACCTACAATGGCTTGATTCGCAATCGAGCCGTGGCAATTGATCGTGTGCGTTTAAATGGGCAGCCTACGGGTCCCGCCCAGACCCAGTAGGCAGTGATGTCAAGGGCTTCTATTCTCGTTACATTGATAGGTTTTCCTGGGAGGATGTGCCGTATGATGAGTTTAAAGCAAACTTTTCCGACATGTTCGCGAGGGATAAGTACACCACTGATATAAACCTTGATGTTACGTACATGAAGCTGGTTGGGCGTGGGTTCAAGATGCCCATGCTTGGGAAAAAGCAGGAAATCACTGACCAATTTGTTGAAGATTGGATCAAAACGACACGAAAACGCAGATGCGATTTTGATCAGTATGCCCAAACCGATCCTGATCTTTACGCTTTGTGGAAAGACTTTATCAAGTATGACAAAGTTCAGCCTGTGCTTGATGAAGACGCTTTCGCCGGTGCAGTTGATTTTATGCAACAAGCCTTTTATTGGTTTTGCCGTGATTCAACTGAATGGTCTCATGAAGAGGTTTTGCAACAAACATCGTGGACCAATACTCAAAGTAGCCCCGGTTATCCTTGGAATCTCAAGTATCCAACTACCAAGGAGTTTTTGGCAGATATGAAGGAATCATTGCCCGGGATGTATGCTGACTTCGTTGCCGGTCACAATGTGCATCCAATTTGGAATATCTCGCCAAAGTTTGAGATACGTAAGCGAACGAAAATTGAGCAGAGAAAGATTCGTTCTTTTACTGCTGCACCAAAGCATTTTACCTACATAATTCAGAAGTTATGTTCTGATTTTAATCAGCGCTTTTATAACTCTAATTCTCGGACATGGAGTCGTGTGGGTATGAGTATGTTTCGAAATGGATGGCATACCATGATTAAACAGTTGCAGCGGTTTTTTACTGGTTTCGAATATGATGCTACGCAATTCGATTCCTCTTTGTTCCAACGTTTGCTGCGTGAAGTGGCAGAGTTTCGAAAGATGTGTTTTGCTGATGGAATGGAATGGGCCTATGATTGCATTGATCGCATTTATGAT